GCTGATTTAGATACATTGTTAAGTTATGTCGAAGAGAAGACAAATATAGATATATTGAAACAGATGGGTTATGACGTTTCAATATGGCAAGAGTGTTTTCAAGGTGACGATATAGAGACTGAAATCATTGCTAGAAAACAAGCAATATATTTGATAGCTATATATAGTTTAGTTGGTTTTGAGATCAATAAAGGTAAGTTTTTCTTAGATCAAACAAGAAATGAATTTCTGCGTAGGGTGCAAGAGAGAGGAGTTGGCATGTACGGATATGCTGCACGCACTGTGCATGCTTTATTGTGGAAAGCACCGGGAAAATTGATCAGAGAGAAAGCTTCGCCAACAGAGATACTAGATAGTTGGTTATTATTAAAAAGGAGGTTGAGATCAGGAACAGAAGGAATTTTGTTCGCAATGTTCACGAAAGATATTTGCGGCTCTTTAAAAATTAGTCGAAATAATATAAGAAAATGGTTGAGAACGCCAGTTTCGTTGGGGGGTGCAGGTTATGATATGTTTGATTTCTCAAGTGATTGGATATCAATAAAGAATATTAAGATTAAGAATGAATACAAGGTTAAAGGAGAATTGATCGGGTTATCAGATATAGCAAAATCAATAAACTTGACTTTAACTACAAGTGAGATAGACAAAGTGGCTAATTCTCTAGTTACTGTGAAACAGCAAGACGAGATAAAAACGAGACTTGAGATATTAGAAGTAAATAGAAAAGATAACATACCAGTAATACCAAGCGACGGTTTATTATACGACAATATACCTAAGTGGAAGTCAAAGGTACCTAATCTAGTTAGGCAGATATTAATTTCAAGATGTAAAAATAGAGATGATTTTAAATTACTGGCTCACAATTTAAAAGAAACGTCGCAAATTACGTTACTCAGATTATGCAGTAATGCATCATTAGTTGTCATTAAGGAATGGCTACAAGAAGGCTACGATATAAAAATACCGAGATTGAAAAATATTTCGGGTGATTTTTTGAGTGGCTATTTTAAGTTATACTCAGTTTGGATCAAAAGAGCTTTAGGTATGAGAAAATTAACACAGGCTTTAATAAGAAAAGTTATGTTAGGTATAGAGATAAAGTTAGCAAATAATTATAAATTAAAGAGTGATATTGTATCATTAGGTATGAACTATACTGCAATAACAATAACAGGATAGTGTGAGCAGATAAAGATTTTATTGAATAGATAATATAAGAGATAATG